GAATCACGCGACTTGCTGACAGTGCTGAACTGCGGCCGTGGCGAGAAGATCATCAAGTCAGACAGTTTACTGTTTTGGAACAACTTGCGCCGTTTAGCTACGGGCTCTAGAAAGCTTAAGCGGTCTAATACAATCACACCTTCGTTTGCTATTTTTATGCCGTAGTCTAGAACGTAGTGTGTTTCTTCTTTTAATCCTGTTGTGTTTGCGATTACCCAATCGTATACACCTTGTTTTGCGGTCCACCAAAGTGGATCGAAGATATGGACTCCTTTTTCGTAGCTATCGCAGTCCAACTGTTGTTGGTTGAACTGAGCCGCCAGTTGTCCTTCTAGATCGCAGGGCAACAACAGCCTGCCAGTCAAAGAGAGACGTGATGATAGTTGATGAACAATGCCTTGAGGGATTTGATAGAAGTTGGTGCTCATGGTGATTTGATTACGTTAGGAAAAGATGAATTCTAATCCTGTTTGCAGTGCCTTGATCCTAGGCTTAACGCAGGGTCACCGAGTCTCATGCGTCTCTTCGAGCTCACCGCTGAACAAAGTTTCCTTCACCAGCGGGTCATCAGGGACGCAGACAAGCTAACCAAAGAGGAGCTTGTGAAGATCCTCGGGGATATACATCGGCTATACCTGATCAAGGGCGGGTTGTTTACGAGGCTCGTCAACTGGTGCGCTCGGACCGGCGTGGAACTTCCGCCGTTAACCGAACTGTATGGCGGAGAGTCGCCTCTTTTAGATGCAGACGCGGACCCAGACGTTGTCTGACCACCTCTCAAAACCCCAGCGTTCTGCGTAGCGCATCAGCACGTCACGGGTGCTGTCTTCGGGGTAGATAAACAGAGGGTGTGAAGTGTAGTCTAAGACGAGACGCATGAGACGGGCGCAGACTGCCCAGCATTTCAGGTCGCTCACGTTTTGAATGCGAGCTGCTCTGCGTGCCCTCTTGTTCTTTCTGTTGCAGAACCAATCGTTCTGGGCTCGCTTGCTTTTGCAGATGCTCAGGGCCACATTACCTGCAAACCCATAATCTTGAATAACGATTGCGATCCACAGGTTCTTGTATTTAATTCTGTAGCGGTAGTCAGAAAGCATGTAAAAAAAAGCCCCCGCGTAGGAGGCTCAGACCTTGGCTCTGGATCAGTTTAGATCAGAAATCTAAACCGAGCTTCTTGGCTTGTTCTTCCGTAAGCTCAAGTTTCTTTTTTGCCGAGGGAGGTTCGGCGGCTGCAGCCAGAGCTTTGGGATCACCGGCGGAAGCGAGCTGTTCGGTAGTCGGATGACTACGCGCAGCTTGAAATGCAGCTTTGATCGCTGCGTGGTCTCCGCCGAGGGGCAGCTCCACCAGATCACCGCCAGGGATCACAGACTTCAGCACGTTGCTAGCAGACTCGGCGCCGCCGTTCTTGAGCCAGTCGGCAATGTCCTTGATCAGCTGCTCCTCCTCTTCGTTTTGGGGCGGCCGATCGGCAAACGAAAGTGCGTTGTAGTTGATCTTGGCACCGTCGGCACCAGTCATAGGATCGCGCTCGTTGAAGGAGCGAGTCTCAAATTTCGTGGTCGTAACCACGGTGCCTACGTTGATCCTGTTGTTGTACAGGTTCTGAAAGTAAGAGATGAAGTTCTTCTGGGAAGACTTGCCGCTGATGATGCTGGTTGTTACGCAGCGTGGGGGCAGCAGGCGATGTTTGGGAGACACGCCGATGTAGGCAATGCGAAGGAATTCTTCGCCTTGGCGCATCCCAAGGTTGCCATAGAACGGACTGAACCCGAGCAAAATGAATTCAATGGGAATTCCGTTGTCGTTTCGGTCGACGATGGCGGAGTCAGGATCGACGTCGGATTTCCAACGGCGAGCTTGGAGATCAATTCGTAGTGTGTGCGGAGGAACGTTGCACAGGATTTCCGATTCGGAAAATTCGCCAGCGATGTACATCAGTTAGTTAGCGGAGGAGATCAGAGCGAGAAATCAATAGATCCAAGGGCAGCGGCAGCGACCTTACCCTTCTCAGGATCGGCAGCCTTAGTAGGTGCCTTACGGGTCGACTTCGGTAGATAAAGAACTTTGTCCAGGTTGTAGTTCAGGTAGTTTTTGTCGTCTTTTTCAGAAGTGGATACTCGACCAACTGCAATAGTTGGTGTCCCCGGTGCAAGATCAGAGAGTTGCTTACTCAACTCATTCCACGCTGTGATTTTGAACCACTGTGTTTCGCTGTCTTCAGCCTGCCAGGCAAGGGACCGATTGGTTACGGTCGAATCACCCAGTTCAACTTCGTCTGCTTTAGGACCAAGGCCCCCCGTGGCAATGAACAGGTTAATCGCCAGCAAATCACTGAAGTTTTCTTCGGTGACCACGAGCATGGGTTGCATCTGGAGGACACCGTCTACGGTTGCCCGCGTGGGACCCAGCGCCAGGACCGTTTGACCTTTTTTAAGATTGCTGAGGAGTTTTCCGACGTAATGGTCAGATTTTTGAAGGAGTTGGATTTTGGTTGCGACTCGCTTGTCATTGGAAGGCAGAGCCTCGGCGAGCACGTTGGTCGTTCCTTCGTCTGTCTGCGCCTCAGAGGTGACGCGCAATCCCAGAATGAAGACGTTCATCCTTGAGCTTCCTGTAGATCGTTGAGCGGTTTACGTTAAGTGCCTTGGCGATCTGACGAGCAGAAGCGCCTTGGCCATGGAAGGCTAGCAGCATTTGAATGTCGCCGCTGGTTAGTTTCGCATTTTTCTCACTGTGATACTCAAAATGATACGGGTTTATACAGAGAGGGTTGTCGCATCGTGGCTTGGGCACGGCACCGTCCCTCGGGATATCTAGATATTTAAGTATCGTAGTTCTGGCGTAATAGCGTTTACTTAGCGCATAGAAGCAAGGGCTTCCGTTAGTTATAGATCCCTCCCACACAGCACAATCTCTTTGATTGAACTCATTTAGTGCCAACCGTTCAAATAAGTTTGAGACTGGGGTTGGTCTGGATTTCAGATAAGTTATTTGATATTTGTCGCAATCTAAAGCCCTGCTTATATCGAGGGCTTGACCTTGGGCATGTGCCGTGTCAGCCGCGACGATAGGCAGGGCTAAGGATTTGTTATGACTATTAAATACTATGCTGTGATGTTCCAAATTTTACTTTTTCTTGCCTTTACCGCCATCATTTTTATTAGCGGCCTGTTCTAATACCTGACGAGCTTGGTTGCTAAGTTCAACCCGACCTTTGTCTGCGGCTTTTAAAGCAGATTCCGCAGCTTTGGCGTTATTACCAGGAGCTGATAGCAGTGCGGCCGCTTCGTTGCGGCTCAGCGTGGATTGCGCCTGGGCAGTCTGGCCGCCTTTTGCTGCCGCTAAGACACCTGTGCTTCCTGGCTGGGCAGCTTGCCTTTGCTCCACTCGCTGAAACGCTGCGAAAGCGCCAGCAGGAGCTTCTGCGCTCGAAGGCGCAACATAGGTTCCTTTATTCGCCGTGGACGCAACAAAACCTCCCGCTGCTTTTTGAATCGTTGTCGGTTGTTGTTTTGTGGAGGTTGCCCAAGCAGGTTGCATTCCCCTCTGGGGAGTCGCGGCCGCCGGGGCAGTCGTCTGTGCTGACGTAGCACCTTCGCCTCCTCCACCAATCGTGCCGTAGTTGACGTCCCCGCTGTAATAATCGCCGTAGTACTGTTGCCAATTACCGCCGACAACGGGGGCGTTGTAAGTGGTGGTCGTGGTTGTTCCACCGCCTGTACTTGGTGTTGAGGAAGGTGTCGAGGGAACCGAGGGTGTCTGTACTTGAGCACCAGGAATCATGCTCGCTGTGGTGTAGTTACCTGCGCCAAGACGACCGCCTCGGACACCCTTGTAATCCGTAGTAACTAAATCTCTAACACCGCCAGGCAGCCCGGCCATGTAATCGCCGTATAAAGTCGCTGTCGTTTCTTCTTTTTTTGTTTCTCCGGTGACGTCTGTTGCCGGCGGAACAACAGGAGTAGTTTCAGTGGGCTTATCTACTTCTTCTAGCTCTGCGTCCATGGTCTCGAATTGAAGACCAGGGAATCGCTGCGTCAGGATATCTCGAATACCTTTGACGTCGCCCGCTTGCATGGCTTGCGACATCGGACCGACCTGAGGCGTGCCGCTGATTCGGAAACCGTAAGCAGGAGTCGCAGTCACTAATCTGAACCCAATCTTAGTTACAGGATAGCAAAATTACTATACGTTTTCAAAGTACCGTCGTAGCTGGTGACCTTTTTTGACCACCATATCCAGCGTATTTAGTGTGAACAACGCATCTTCATAGGTTTTAAATACTTGAGCGTTGCCTCGTTCTCCGCTGTATTTAACCAGTGTTTTGTTTTTAATCGCTTCCACCACAAACTTACCCTCCGGGTTTGTGATGACCCAGACCTCCCTAAACTGTAAGTGAGTCCGAGTCGCCACTTCGGCTTCGGTAAAGAGCTGCTTTTTCTTTGGTACTTTAGAACGGATCTTGGGCGCTTCTAACTTTTTTAAGGTGTTAGCTGCGCTACCGATTTTATTTTGACGCTTTAAGGATCGAGCGTGGTTAGCCGCCGCAAGGGGCGAGTCAAACTCTGTCAGGCAGACAAAGAAGTTATCCTCGCCCTCAATTACACCAAAATACTTCCCGTCGTTTTTCAGCGTAAATACATCTTTTACGTTACCCTTAGGCACAGCGAGCAGCCGAGACATGGAGTACGTTTGCGGTTTCCTTAGGTTAGTAATTTAGCACACCTATGTTGGGTGTGTGCTTACTTCGCGCTCCAATCCTCCCCAATTCCAGCTTCGGCGACGAGTCTAGTTTTGTTAAAGACCGTATCCCCTGCGGCCACCATTATGTCCGACAGTTTGTGCTGCCATTCATCAGCTAACTTCTCTCTCACTTCGAGCACGATTTCATCGTGTACCACAGCCACTAAGCGGACGTCGTCTCCTATGAACGGATTCAGCTCGCCCAAAGCAACCTTCAAAATGTCAGCGCCAGAACCCTGAATCAATGTGTTGGCGGCGATGGTCATTTTGGCATCGTCAAAACTGAGTAGACGCCGCCTGCCCATCGCTGTTCTTGTGTAACACCATCCGTCCTGCACTAAAGCTCCCCGCTCACGATGCCACTGCCGCAGGCGAGGATACGAAGCGTGGAACTTTGCGTGAGTCACTTTGCTTTCCGACAAAGTCAGCATCAATCCAAAAGACGCCGCAGCGTATGTTTTGAATTTCGAGTAGCCGATCCCGTAGATCATGCCAAAGTTTGCTCCTTTCGCCATCTGTCTCTGCTGCTTTGTAACTTCCGAAATATCACAATCGTTCATACGACTTGCTGTTAGTGTATGTAGATCAATGTCTTGGTTATACGCTTCCTGCATCTCCGGTATATTCGCTAGCTCAGCTAGCAATCGAAGCTCCATCTGGGAGTAATCGCAGATAACCAGTTTGAATCCGGGAGAAGCAACGAAGCACTCTCGGAAATTTTTGGAGCGAGGAATCTGCTGCAGGTTCACCGCATAGGTTTGTTTTCCAGATTTTTTCGTCGTTCTCTTAGCTCCTGTACATGTAAAGCGCCCGCTGTTGGCCCCAAATTGGTTGTAGAAGCTGTGAATTCTGTTGGTAACAGGATTGATGTTGTCAATCAGCTTAGTTATGTGCTCTAGCTTTGTTTCTGTTTTAACGCGTTGGCGGAACAAAGCCAGCGTGGGGTCGTCGCTGTTGAACTCGGACAGAGAGATTTGGCTTAGGGTTTGCTTTTTAGTTGCTTCGTCGAACGGTAGCTCGATCGCACATGCGTTAAAAGCTTTGCAGACTTGGGCGCCACTTGAAGGATTGAATTCCTTTTTCGGTTTTTTACCGACGGCAATGTTTCCGTCCGCGTCGCGAGGCAATTTGGCTTCTTCCGGCAAACGAGAATCGAGCTCTTCGACAAATTCTTTAGTCTTCTCTTCCAGTTCTTTTCGTATCTCGTTCTCTAGATTTTTTAGCTTAGCTACGTTCACTGCGAATCCTCTGTAGCACATCCAAGCTACAGGGCGTACAGCCTTTGATTCCATGCTGTAAACGCCCATGAGGTCTTCCTCTTTGAGCTCTTCGATTTGCAACGCTGCGACCTTAGGCAGTAGGTCCACATCGCGGGCTGCGTATTCGATCTGTTCTAGGTCTAGCTCCGGTGCGCCCCAATCAGAAACTTGCAGTTCCTTATCTATCTGTAGTTCTAGCCGCCGTTCTAAAACGGCTTTAAGGGAACAGGATACGTCAGCAAAATAGGGTTTGTTTGCCTGTGGAGAGATACGCTTCTCCTTAAAGCCTGCCCGCAGTACTCGCTCGGCAAGATAAGTATCAAAGACTTTTCCTTTGTAGTCGATACCCAAGCTGAACAGAAACTGAAAATCAAAATTGGCGTTGTGAATCACAAACAACTCTCTTGTTTCTATGTAGTTTCTCAGCTCATCATCTACCGGAACTTTAAACAGATCGAACACGTAGACGATGCGATCTTCTAAAGTCGGCGACGCGTCACAGAGCTGCAGCAAGCGGCACCGAGCCAGAGAGGCTTGTAGCCCCGTGGTCTCTGTGTCCAAGCACAACTTATTTATTTCTTTGAGTTCATTCAGTGCTTGCTTGTACTGATCTGTCGTTTGAATGAATTTAACTTGCATAAAAGAAAGCCCCGCTTTCGCGAGGCTGAGCGGTGTTTGAGAAGTTTACCTGAGCTTTCAGCGCAGGCGGGTTTTGAAGGAATTCTGAATGAACTGCTCGGCGTCTCCCCACAACTCGATCATCTCCTTGCCACGCTCGTTCAGCTGCACACTGTAGAAGGGCCGGAGCATTGCTCGCACTTGCGAAGTTTGGTTCTCGTCGCGGCTGCCGCGGGAGATGTTGCTGCGACGCTCAACGAGGTCGTTCTTCATGAGCCACTGCAGAGCGTCGCGCAGGCAGATGTATACCGGCGAGACGTGGAAGGTTTCGCGACGCGAGATGCCAGTCCGGAAATCTTTGGGTTCCCACTCCCCGTTCATCAGCTCAAAGCCTTGGAACAGAACTGACTTCGGGCTCACCTCAAGGTTGTTCACCCAATAACTTGCGACTTGGCGCAGCGTCCACCAGGATCCGTTGCTGGCGGAGCCGAGGATCATTGCCGTTCCGACTGCCCACAGTCCGTTAGACCGGTGAAGATCCTCCAGCAGCTGGTCAACCGGCCGCTGGATGGACATTACTTCGAGCTGCTTCGTTAAAGCAATCGGAGCTTCCAAGGCGTCGCTCACGGAAATTTTCCATGCGAGGTTCGCAAGCTCTGGAGACTTCTTCTCTACCGAAAGCTTGAAAAGCTTTGCGCTGTCTACCTTGCGGAGGTTGAGAACCGATGCGAGCTCGATCTTGATAGGAGAGGCAGACGTGGCTTCAGCCAGGGCCACTGCCTCGTCTTTGGTCAGATCTTTTCCTTTGAGTGTGTAGGTAAACATGAGAGCCAAGGGCTTTGACAGGTAGATGGTAAAGGCTTTTCACGGACTCTGCAACCGTTTATCTAAAGACTTTCTAAACCCACAACTCGGTAGGCCCATCTTCTTGTTTCTCGGGCGCCTCGACAGGGCGCCAGACGATGGTCTTACCGTCTGGACCCAAAGCCGAGATGTGTAACCTGTTGTTGTTCATCCAGAACTGCCCCACGCAATGCGGCGTGGGACTCCCGGACTGCTCTCTGACCTTTTGTGCGGTGTCGTACTCGGCGATCAGCTCGTTGAAAATCTCACCGGCGTTTGATGTCATCGGATTGCTTTCTGAATAGCGTCTACAACATTATTATCGTCGGAGGTATCTACGGTGTAACTTTCGTCACTAAATGTCGCAACCACCGGGGGAAGGTGCCTGGCGATGCAGAACGTTGTCCATTGAGTGCCTGTAGATTCTTTGAATGCTTTGAGGCGCTTGATGAACGCATCGGTGACCGCCGACTCGCCGTCGGTAATCATCAAAACGTCGCTGTTCTTTGTCAGCTCGTCATTCTTCAGCGCGTGGTCGATCACGCTGTTGAAGTTTGTGCCTCCGCGCAGAAACCAGTCGCCTACAAAATCCAGCAACTTTGAAGCACTTGCTTTGTTGGGTTCAATCGTGACACTGTTTTGAATGAAGGTATCAAATAAGTTTATTTGCACCTTGCGACGTTGCTTCAAAGCTTCTTCAGCAATGACGAATGCAATGGCTTTGGACCAGATTTCTCTGGCACCTGTCATTGATCCCGACACGTCGATGTACATCACGATCGGACCTTTGCCCAGATCTTTACGACTGGCGGTATAGTCCTTGGTAAGCAGAGTACGTTCAGAGTATTTGAGAGCAAATAATGCGCGGCCTTGCGGCGTAGCCGCTAGTGCAATCTCGCTGGGAAATGCCTGCGTTATGTTGTTGTCGAATTTGGCACCGGTGATGTTCTCGTAGTTGCTCTTCGCCTTACGAGCACGCTTGCGCTCTGCCCAGATCCGCCGAAGGGTACCGAGCCGCGTGGCGATTTTACGCAGCGTCTGATTCCGGTTCAGCCGTTTGGCCAGCGCTTTCTTCTCTGCCAGCGTGCCCGACGATGCGCCCTGACCCGCTGTGTCACCGAACAGGCTGCTCATTTGTTCCTGTAGTTCGTCGTTAGCCTTGTTGACGCTATCGACGATCCTGCTGGCCTCAGCGCCCACCTGCTCTTTGGCCTCCTGGATCGCGTCGTTGATCTGGTTGATCAACTCTTTAGCTTGCTGTCTGATCTCAGCAGCTTTGCCTGTGTTTCCCTTAGCTGTTTCTTTCTGGAACTTGTCCCGCAGCTCCTGTAGTTGCTGTCCGCTTTTGGTCAGCAACTCTACGTCAAAGGTCTGCTCGCTGATTGCTTGCTCGATGGCTTCGGCAAGCTCGTTCAGCAGCATCACTGCGTTGTTACCTGAGGCGAATTGATCGCCCACGCAGCGGTGCAGCAAAAGAGGCCAGCCTGCGGCGTTGGTCAGCTCATCCATGACCGCGAACCACACACCGTTCTCCGGGCGATAATTCTCAGGGAGCTTTGCGGGCATCCCGTCGCACACAGCACGGAAATAGTCCTCGACGTCTTGTTCGCTGACAAGCCATTTGACTTGATCTTCGTTATACAGACGTTCGAAGATTTCTTTACCGAAGCGGCTCAGTTGAACGATCTCGTAGTTGTTAATTAAGTAGTTTACGCTGGGTTTCTGCTCGCGTACAAAGTCGTCCCACAGAAAGTCAGCCAGTGCGCTGCAGTACAGAGTCAGCGGCTGATTCTCGACAATACGTAAGAACTCGCGACGTGTTTGTGTCATTTTTAGTAAAAAGAAATGGGTCTGACTACTGGGCTTCGAGCTCGTTGGCTATGGCAAGAAGCTGAGCGTAAATTGAGATGAACTCAGGGTTGTAGACACAGAGTGCTTGCGGCACCACTTGATCAGCAGCAGCTCGTAGGGCGGCGGCAACGTTTTCGCGTAGGTCATCCATTTGCAATCCTGTGTGCTCGGAGTCACCGAGGAAAGCATCCAGGACTGTTTTTGCGGCGGGTGAAAGTTCAGGCATAGAAGTGGAAGCGACTACGGGGTTGCAGGTTGGTCAGCAATATGCCGAAGCAGTTCACGGGCAAACTCAATCTCGCCATACCAACGCCCATCATCGAAAGTATCGTCATAATTTCCAGCGTCTGAAGGGCTGTAATCATCTCCATACACATCAATGCAGTGCTTGCAGTTTGCGCTTTCTTGGAGCTTAGAAAGAAGGTATTCAAGTTTTTGTTGGTCTGTCATGGGTGATTAGTGGTAATGACTACTGGTTCCAGAGATGGTGCAAAGCCAACCACAAGACGGGATTAGCAAAAAACCCAAAGAGAAATGGTTTCCAGACTTGATGAAACATAGAAGTGATGTTGACTAAGAGGGTAGGGATTCAAGAGCGCGGCGGATGATGTCTGCAGCCTCTTTTTTGAGGTAGCCCCTGTCGAAACTGATGTATAGCTCATCAAGCGCTTCTTCTTTGCTCGGCGGCTTGGGTTTGGGGCGGCGGGCGGTGCGGAGCTTGTATGTGTCGACATTCAAATCAGGATCCTGCAACCACTCACAGCACGCCTCCAGCTCTTGATCTGCGCCCCATTGGGCGATAAGGGAAGCAACCGTATTCCAATCGGCAGGCAAATGTGCCCACTGCTCTACCAGCTCAGGCGGCGGAGTGATCGGATGTTCTTCAGGCGTCATTGTGCAATCTCCGAGATCTCGCGGGCGATAGAGTCCAGATTGTTTTGAAGCTGTTGTGTAAGCTTAACGCCGTTCATGCGCTCGGATGCGCTCATTTTGGTACGGTCGCTCGTCAGTAGCTCGTCCACTTTCCCCTTGATCGTGTTCACATCCTTGTGATACTTGCGCAGCATCGTTACATATTCGTTTAGACCTTCCAGATTGTTTGCACGGCTGCGGTGCACAGTCGCCTGGAACTCAGCCATAACCCCTGAGGTTGCTCGTTTTGCGTCCGCGAACAGTTTGGCCGCCGTGGGAATCTCCTGCTCTAGAACTTCGCAGATTACCTGCTGATCATCAGAGCTCGTGTAAACGATGTGTACGATGCTGCCGTGCATATGCTCCGGATGCAGTGTATCGTCGCCCTGGACGACCGCCCAAGCCCGAAGGAACTTGAGGATCTGAACCCGACGTCTGTCGCTGATCGAAATGCCACGCTGCGATAGGAGCTCCCATACACTGTTGAATTTGTCTAGAAACTCCTCGGAGATCTTCACTTTCGCCGCCTCGTCCTGAAGAGCGCTGAGCTCTTTGAGCGTGATGTGTTCGCCCACCTCCGGACGTTGCTCGATACCCAAAGCCCATTGATCGAGAATGCGCTTCGAAGTCGGTTTCTTGAGCGTATGCACCGTGGGGCGGAACAAGAAACGGTCGCTAAATGCTTGAAGCGACTCCTCCTCCGGCCAGCTGTTGGTAGCGGCGACGATGCTTTGCAGCGGAGTGATGATAGTGCTTTTGCCGTTGTTGAAAGTTCTCTCGTTGAGCAGAGTCAAAAGAGAATTTAGAATTGCGGAAGAACCACGGAAGAGTTCGTCTAAAAATCCAACGTGTGCCGAAGGCAGATAGCCATCGATATCACGCTGGTATTCGTCTTGTAGCAGCTTAGTTACGGCCACTGGACCGAAGACTTCCGACGGATCAGTAGTCGGAGTCAACAGATAACCAAAGTAATTGACGCCGGTAATACCTTTACAGATGTTTCTTACTAGGTCAGACTTGCCCGTGCCTGGCGCACCGAGTAAAAAAGCATTCTGTTTCGAAAGCAAGCAGCTCAGCAATCCGTCGATAACGTCGGTTCGTTCGAGCGTGGCTGCATTGAGAGCGCCGCGAAAGTTCTGAAGCTTGGCAAAAAGAGTGTTGTTCATTTGATTGGCTTAGGGAATTGAACTTGAACGGGACAGATGGTTACGTCTTTAGCTAAATGAGATGCTGCTTGGCGAACACGTACACCTGCAGTATCTAAATCGACAAATGAAATTGCTTCAAAAGGGTCTGTTGTAGATGAACCGTCAGCCGCTAAATAACCTTGTGCTGTTTTAATTACGTAGAGAGTGCGTGTCATTAAAAATCACATGTGATTGATTCTGGATTTGGTTGATTAATGTCAGTGATGAGCTCTTCGAGGTTTTCGTTAGCTGCCGAAATAAGTTCCTTGCGTCGTTCGATAAGTCGACGGAGGTTCTTAGCTCGCTGTTCGTACACATCAATTTCTACGTTTGCCTCAGACACAAGCAGGTTTAGATGCGAATTGTTTTCGGCACCTTTGATTCGTTCGCAAAGAGTTTTGTACTTGGATGAAAGAGCGAGAGATTGCTTGAGCTTCTCAAGCCCTTTGGATTCGTCTCTGTTGTTGCAGATAGATTCCAGTTCCTCCCGGATGGCGGTCTGAATGACTTGAAACTCTTGCTGTGCTTGACGATAGGTTGACTTATCGGGAGAAGTAAGGAGCTTGCCGCATTCGAGCAACCGCGTGGCCAACACAGAGAGCTGATCAAATCCGGGAACGGAATCGCTGATCAGCTTCAATTTGTTAGCTGTGATTTCCCAACTGCCGCGCTTCTTGTCAGAGCCAGTCTGCTGCTTACCTATCTTTGTGATCGTGCGAGCATCTAGATCATCTAGAAGTTCAGCACTCATAGTGAGTGCTCGATCGGCGGCAGAGGACTTGGCTGCTTCGAGAACTTGAGCCGTGTTGATGTTGTTCTCATAGGCAAGCAACGATTTAATGTCCCCTGCGATTGGTTCGTCTGCCACCTCTAGCATCACAGGGAGAGGACCCACTACTGATACACGAATCGGAGCGTGGTAAGCAGCCTTCGTTGGAAATACTTTCATGTATGCCAAAAAGGCCAGATCATATTCTTTCTCGTCTTTAAACAAGGGACGAAGGATGTTCTCCGTAGTTTCTTGCCACGCCGCATACTCTTGATCCCAAAGCTCACGCAGTTCTTCGTTGGCTCTCTCAGCCGAATACTTGATGTCCTTTATGTACTCGTGAGCTTTGTAGAAATAACCTTCGGTAACGAAGTGAGAGTCACCGAAATGAATTGTGCACTCATCGTAAAGTTCTCGCTGCATAGCTCGCAGTTCATCGAGTTTATGCTTCAGTGCGTTTGAGAGTGAAGGGCGGATAGAAACTGTGTTCTTTTCCCGCAGAGTTTTGATCGTTTGATCTGGCAGTTTAAGGTCGTCAAATGCAATCTGTACACTCTGACGAACTGTTCCGGAAATGGAGCAAGCGAGGAAGTAATGATTCATCGTTTTGTCTCTTCGTAGGATTGATCTGTGTGCTGATGATGCGCAGTGAAAGTTGGTTCGGTGCCGACCGCACCTAGGAAGGCGAAAGCCATCCCGATCGAAGCGATCAGGAAGGCTACCGCGTTAGTTACTTTGGGGCTCATTTGAGACGGGTGAAAGCGAGCGAGATTTTGTCAGTGACCTGATCACATTCTCCTGTTTGTACGAGGAGCTCGGCTTGTTGCTTGAGCTTAAGCTTGGCGAGCTTGAGCTGCTGTTCAAGATCAGAAACTTTGTCAGCGAGCTTTTGCAGTTTGTCGTGCGGCGTGGGCTTGCGGGAGATGCGGACGACGATGTTAGTTTTGTACTGAGGGAACTTGAACTTACTGTCAGCCCCGCTGAACAAGCCAAGATCGAAACCTTCGCCATCTGCTTGCGTTACGTCTGCCAGCAAGTTGTCACGGGCAGCTTCGAAGGGAGTGCCGAAAGCTTCGTTAACTTGAGTGAGGGCTATGTCACACTCGCTCCATGCAGTAGCTGCTGTGTCGGCGAGTTTGAGAATCGAGGGGAGTTTGATGGTCATGTGATCAGAGAAAAAGGAAGGGCACCACGTTCAGGGCCGGTGCCGCCCGTCAATCATAGCGCTTTGTACGGATCCTGTAAATAGGTGCGCTTCATTTAGTTGGGTAAACGCTGACGGTGTTCCAGCCCAGTATGCGGTGCTCGCGCATAGCGACCTCTTTGGCCTCCGTGGGAGAGTACGCTTCTATTGCGCATAGAAACTTCCACGCGCCTGTTTTCCTGCTGAAAACATCAAAGCTCTGCAGTTCTTTAGACTCTTTCATGGCGTCGTTAAAGACAGAGCCACGGTAGCATAAAGCACACAATCTCTTGATTAGTTACAGGTGTTGAGTACATAAACAACGTCTAGTTAGAAAGATTTTATGAGATCTTTAAACTTAACGTAATTTGCTAGGCACCTCCATTATTTAGCTAAGTACAGTATGCAGTCTGCCGCTTCGTCTGTTCCGTACTCAGGAACCTCATGCGAGCAACGCGTGCCGTAGTTGTAAAAACAAGTGCTGCACAGATCTCCTTTCGGCGCATCTGCTATCAACTCAGCAAGCTTTGACGCAACGGGCACGATAGCCTTAGCTAAAGAGTAGAAAGACTCATCGACTTCATACGTTGTTGCTCTGTGTTTACACTCACGACATTCTTTACGTCTTCGCGTATGACCTTCCTTTGTCCTTCGTGACTCGATTGTTACTTGTTCTTTCTGGTTACACGCAGGACAGATTCCTAGTGTTTTAGGGTTAATGAACGCAGGTTGTGTCATTGTATGTTGATAATAGGGGCCAAGGGGATCGAACCCTTCTTCTGTGTGTTATGAGCACACTGCTTTCACCAGAAAGCTAGACCCCCGACAGTTAGTAATCGTAGGAGACTTTAACATCTACTACATCACATGGTAACATACCGTAAGGTCTAGCATCGTGATGTTTGCTGAAATAAGATGAATGTCCTACCGAGAGAATTGTTCCTCCGTTTATGAAGTTGGATACTAATTGACTAAAGGCGAGCCTCTCATGTGGTAGTCTTTCAAATACACTCAAATCATCTTTTATCAGTGCGTCTATCCAGTGTGCTGGTACCTGATAGAAGATGTTCTCACTGGTTGTCATTGATAAATAGGGGCACGCCGCCCAGACTAGCTGAGCGGCTATGGCGTACGCAACCTATTTAGCTCTAAAGAAGATCATCACCATGCCAAGGATCATAAAAACGGGCGCTCTCACTGCAACCCCAAAGCCAAACAAGAAACTGCCTGCAACAATAAGTGCCATAGTGTTTACTGATTGAATACCGGATGGTCGAGGTTGGGACGAACTTCCCACATCTCGTAGGCTCGATCAATATAAATGATGTCTCGTTTCTCCAATGAGCTTGCAATTCTGCGAGACGCTGCGTCACTGTGGATGCAAAAGGCGTGCGAAATAGCCGGGCCGTAAATGCGTATATTCTTACGCATGAAGGAAACCATCTGCTTTTGTAAATACCCTAGTCGTGTGTTAGTCATCGGATTAAATGGAAAGGTGTGCTCTAAGTTGGTTAGCAGCTCTTACGAGTGCGCTCCTACTTTGACTGGGTCCGTACGTCATGTCTACGTAATCACACAGTTCTGCAGCAGCTTTGATGTGTTCTGGCTCCCAATCTAGTTCTAGTTCTTGCAGTTGGTACTCAACAAATTGCTGCAGTAGTCTCGGAGGCATTAAGTCCAACAGTGCCTCTGAAGAAGCGCATGGAGAAGAAGGGCGGGGGACTATCATCAGATGAATCGAGAAGATTTGCAGGTTGCTTGAGTCAATAACTTATACGTACCCTCCTTGTGTCATCAAGCGGTATACCTAACCGATAGGCAGCGCCGGCGGATAGATCAATCGAGTTGCAATCGCAACGATCCGTTATGGGGACAGTTAGAGATCTGCTTCCGTGAGTAACTCTGACTCTTGTGCCGCAAGGCAACCAAGGATGTGCCGCTGACAATCCCCAATGCTGATACGTTTGTCCGCAGTAAGTTGTGCGATTGTGATACCACTCATGGTACACAGTGGCATTTACAGTTCGTGCTTGCATCGGAGACAAGACAATGAAAGGAATTAACGCGAAAAGACGTTTCATGCTTGTTGTGATTGTGTTGATAAATTATGCGGCGGCCCCGCGAAGCGGGAGAGGCATTAACTCTCAAGCCATGCTTTACAGGGTTTCTTCGCTATGTAGTAACGGGCCGTGGGATCAGCTAAGCCATACTCACGAGCCACACGATAAGCTTCCTTTGAGTCTGTGATCTCGTCGATTGTTTCGACAGTGTTGGTGTCGTCTCGCCGTTGAATGTAGTAAGGCATCGGGTCAGGCTCTAACAAATACGTGACGGGAATACTTCTCAATCAACCACTCAGTCTCTTCGATTGCGTATCCATACCACTTCTTATCCTTCTGGTAAACACCAGCGCCGCACAAGTCACGCAACAAAGCGTTTAGCCTACTCTTCGTTGTAGGTGTCTGCCAGCCGCAATCGGATACGGTAACTGTGTCGGGTGTAACTACTGCGATTGGGTAACCGTGTAGATAAATAGTCACACGGTCGATTGGTTTCTTGACGTGGGTAAATACTGTTGCGGCTACTTCTGTGTTGCCACACTTCCAGTTGCGACGTTCGCGGATCGCGTCCAACATCTGTTGTTCGATCTTACGCATGATGTGAGTCCTGTCGTTGGTTAGTTAAAGATCAGAGAGATTCGTGCACAAGAATAATTGCTTCGAGTGCAGGGATGATGTCGTCTTCGATGCGGGCAAGTACATCGAAGGGTAGTACTTCATCGCGCAGGATCTGTTTGTACCTGGCAAGCGCGTGGTAAGACAGAGAGTAACTGTCGAGTTGGTAAATGTCGTAAGGAAAGTGATTCACTGTGAGTAAGGTAAAAGGCTAGGTGTTGTGTGAGGGTGCCCCGCGTAGCGGGACAGGTTCAAGCATCAGGCCATTCGTATCCGTCGGGAACCTCCCACAGATCGCCATCCTGATGCAGCCGCCATGTTACACCATCGCTAACGATGCTGGCGTTGTCTAAGATGCTCTGCCATGCCTCCCAATACCATTCGTGTTCGGGGCCAGCCTGACAAGTAAGCACATCGTTGTAGTCAACGCCTACACATTTAGCCCAATGTTCGTCGGCATCTGCACAGTAAAGCTGAGGGATGTAGATACCATGGGAATCGAGCAGGACAAGATTAGGTTCAAGCATCGGAATCTTCCAGAAGTTCGGGGAAGTACTCTGTGATCTCGGTTAGAAGTTCTTCGTCGCTGTATTTGGCGAGGTTCTCCTCTAATTGCTCCGCGACGATGCGCACGAGATCCTTAGTGCTCATGTTGTCTAGTACTTGATCAACGTAGTCGCTGATAAGTTGTTGTCTGTTTGTGAGTGTCATAGTGTTGATGTGATTGTGTGAGTCGGCCCCGCGTAGCGGGATCAATCGAAATCTCTAAGGTCTACATCTACAGGGCGCTCGATGATCTTGCGGCCCGTATCTTGCACCTGCGACGTGATAACTATGCGGCCACACAGTGAGTTGTATGCGGCCGGACATTCGCGCATCAAGTGGTTGCGCATCTCTGACGTCATGTAGTTGTTAACAACGTGCAAGATCTGGTCTTTGTGAAACTCACGGATGTGGTTGTACATCATGATCAGAATCTGATGGATTGTTTGAGTGGGGAGAATGTTTGTTGTCGCAGCAGTTCCAGCAGCTGTAAATGCTCCTGCGCCCAATCACCACCGGGATGATCAGGCGTTTCATTAACTAGCTGCAATAGGTCCTGCTCGTATGCTCGAATCATGCGACGCATGAACTCACGATCGAGTGCAATTTCAGTGTCGTACATAGTCAGGAACAGAGTGTGCGTAAATGGGAATAACCGGGGACATCATGTGCCCAGTTAGGTGAAGGAAGTGTGCGCAGTAGTTGCTTGTACTTTGCGATTGTGCAGTTGATCCGTTCGGCGTGGTAGGCATCGTCGCGCCACACACCAGGCACAGCGTCGTGCCCGTAGTATTGTTCATCCCACGCAGCAATAGGATTGCCGTGATCCAGCAATACATAGCAACGGCGAGGGTTACCGTTGCGATCATTCTGTGCGCAGTAGTGTTGAATCTGTGCCATGATGTTGGTGTTGTAATTGTGTGAGTTGGCCCCGCGTTAGCGGGATGAT